CAAGACAGATTCATAGAAACATACGTCTTAACAGGCAACGCAACTAAGGCTGCGGTGGCTGCTGGCTATTCTGAAAAGACTGCTAAAGTAAAAGGTTCTCAACTAAAGGCTCAGTTCCAAAATGAAATACACAAAGAGACTCAAAGAATCATTGCTGACAAAGTACCGTCAAGCATTAAATGGCTTACGGAACTTGCGGAAGGAGCGGAGTCTGAGTCTGTTAGACTTGGAGCCATCAAAGATATACTTGACCGGGCTGGATTAAAACCTGTGGATAAGATAGAGACTACGAATATAGACCAGATGAGCGCAGAGGATATAGAGAAGGAGTTAGCTGCTCTTGGATACAAGCACTAGAGCCTTAGAGTTGGTACGTTCTCTGAGAGAGCGTGAGAGGTTCAACAAGATCGATCAGTACGATCCCTACCCTTACCAGCGCAAGTTCCATAAAACCGGCTCAGAGGCAAACCAGAGGCTCCTGATGGCTGCTAACCGGATAGGCAAGTCCTTTTCCGGTGCATCCGAGATGAGCTACCACCTTACAGGACTATATCCTGATTGGTGGGAAGGAAGAAGGTTCACACAGCCTATCACAGCATGGGCTGGCGGTGTCTCAAATGAGACAACCAGAGACATTGTTCAGTATGAATTACTGGGTTCCCCAGATGATCCTGCGGCATTTGGATCGGGCACTATTCCTAGAAACAAAATAATAAAGACGGAACGTAAACCGGGAGTACCAAACGCCAAAAGTGTTGCACTTATCCAACACGTTACGGGCGGGAACTCATCTTTATTCTTTAAAGCCTACGAGATGGGCGTAGATAAGTGGCAAGGACGCAGTGTAGATTGCATATGGCTGGATGAAGAACCCAGTAGAGAACTGTATAGTCAGGCTGTGACACGAACATTAGACCGTAAAGGTATGGTTTATATGACGTTTACACCTGAATCTGGTATGACTGAGACTGTTGCCAGCTTTATGAACAACCTACAGTCAGGACAATCTCTTACAAATGCTACCTGGGATGACGCATCTGAGTCTATTAACTCCATGAATGGAGAAAAAGGACACCTGAATGAGGATGTAATGACACAGATTCTCTCCAGTTACTCCCCACATGAGAGAGAAATGAGGCGATATGGCAGGCCCAGCATTGGTTCTGGCCTTGTTTTCCCAATACAGGAAGACAAAATAATGATTGATCCCATAATAATTGAGGATCACTGGGCAAAAATAGCAGGAATCGACTTCGGATGGGACCATCCTACGGCTGTAGTGTGGGCAGCGTGGGATAAAGACAACGATGAGATATATATCTACGATTGTTATAGGCAATCTAAAGCATCTCCATCCTCTCATGCAGAAGTTATAAGGAGAAGGACAGATTTTGTACCAATAGCCTACCCACATGACGGCAATAGGCGTGACAGTATGGGTAATCCAGGCTTGGCTGACCAATATAGGAACTTAGGCTGTAATATGTTGCTTGAACACTTCTCCAATCCACCCGCATTAGGGCAGAATAAAGGAGGAAACTCTGTAGAAGAAGGCTTAATGGATATGATACAGTATATGGAGCAAGGAAGGTTCCATGTATTCAGCACTCTTGGAGACTGGTTTGAAGAGTTCAGGATGTATCATCGAAAAGACTCTAAGGTTGTAGCCTTTAAAGACGATCTAATGAGCGCAACAAGGTATGCAGTATTATCAAGAAGATTCGCTGTATCTGGTGGCGACACATCATGGACTAACGAGATAGAATACAAACACTATGGCATCATCTAAAATAACAGACGAAGAGTTACTAACCAGGGTTCAGTCAGAGATATCTGACTCTCTGGGGTATAGTGATACAATCTCCAAGCAGAGAGAAACTGCTATGGACTATTACTATGGACTTCCATTCGGTAATGAGGTTGAAGGTAGAAGTCAGTATGTTGACTCCTCTGTTATGGATACTATTGAGTGGATCAAGCCATCCCTTATGCGTGTATTCGCATCCGGTGATGAGATGGTTACATTTGAACCGCATGGCCCAGAAGACGTAGAGACTGCTGCACAGGCAACAGACTACGTTAACCACATCTTTACCAAAGATAACAACGGTTGGGAGATTCTGTACACATGGTTTACTGACGCTCTTCTTCAAAAGAATGGTATCGTTAAAGTCTGGTGGGATGAGTACGAAGACTGGAACCGTGAAGAATATAACAATCTAGACGAGCAAGAGTTTGATCTTCTTGTCATGTCTCCTGACGTTGAGATCGTAGAACATACTCCTTACATGGATGATTACGGCGCAAAGCATGATGTTGTTATTAAACGTAAGTCCTATACAGGTAGAGTAAAGATAGAGAATATTACTCCTGATGAATTCCTTATCAGTAGAGAAGCTAAAACAATACAGGAGGCTAGGTTTACCTGCCATCGTGTAATGAAGACTCTATCAGAGTTACGTCTTATGTATCCTGACGAAGACCTCGAAGCAGAGGACTTGGGCGGCGGTGATGACATGGACGCCTTCTCTGCGGAGCGTCTTAGCCGTTATCAGTTTGATAAGTCTGCCGATTACTTTGGTGGCTGGGGAAGTATGGAAGAAGAGGATGCTCTAAGAACCTACTGGTTGCATGAGTCTTTCCTGAGAACTGACTATGATGGAGATGGTATTGCAGAACTAAGAAAGGTCTGCTCCGTAGGTAATAAAGTCTTAGCTAATGAACCTATTGATCGCATTCCTTTTGTAAGTATTACTCCAGTAAAGATACCGCATAAGTTCTTTGGTCTGTCAATAGCCGACCTTATACTCGATCTTCAACTCATAAAAAGTACGTTGATGCGAAATTTAATGGACAATATGTACAACCAGAACTTTGGTAGGTACGCAGTCCTTGAAGGTCAAGCGAATCTGGATGATCTCCTATCACAACGCCCAGGCGGTGTAGTAAGAGTCAAGTCTCCCAACGCTGTCATGCCTTTGGCTACTCCTCAGTTAGAAGCCTCTTCATTCCAGATGCTAGGCTACCTAGACGAGCAGAGAGAGTCCAGAAGCGGTGTAAACAAGTACAGTCAAGGTCTTAACGATAACGCCCTGACGAGCCATACAACGGCCACAGCGGTCAATGCTACCATGACAGCAGCACAGTCAAGAGTAGAGTTAATAGCAAGATCATTTGCTGAGACTGGTGTACGAGACTTGATGAGAACCATCTACGAACTGGTCCTGAAGAATCAGGATAAAGAGCGTATAGTCAAACTACGCAATAAGTGGGTTCCTGTACGCCCTGATATGTGGCGCGACCAAATGGACTGTACGGTTGCCGTAGGTATCGGTAATGGTAATCGTGACCAACAGTTGATGCACCTTACAACCATGCTACGCTTTGCCGGTGATGCAATGCGTGGCGGCTTGAAAATTGTCAACGAAAAGAATATGTACAACATGGGTGCTGCTCTCGTAAAGAACATGGGATTCCAGAATGTCGATGACTTCTTGACCAACCCAGAGATGGCAGAGTCACAGCCTGATCCTGCCGAGCAGGAGAGGCAAATGGAATTACAGTTGAAGCAGAAAGAGTTGGAAATTAAAGCAGGCGACCTTCAGTTGAAACAACAGAGACTACAACAGGATGCCGCAGAAGCAGCCGTAGAAGCACAGTTAAAAGGTGCTGAATTACAACTAGAAGCCGAACAGAAGCGACCAATAGCTATAGGATGAACATTGCCATCTGCGGTATGGCCCAGCATGATAAATCTGAAGTAGACAATTTTAATGGTGAGATTTGGGGATTACCTTGGGACGAAGGAAGATGGCCTTTCTTTGATAGGTACTTTGAGATACATCCTCTTGATCTCCTGAGAAAACCAGAAGCGCAGCGAAGAGATGGATATGAAGACAGACTTAAATCACTTCCCATCCTGTATATGCAAGAAGCCTATGAAGACATACCTAATGCTATCAGGTATCCAATTGAGAAAGTTGTAGATAACCTTGGGCTTGATTACTTTAACTCATCTATATCGTACTTAATGGGAATGGCTCTCCTAGAAGGAGCAGATAAGATAGGTATATGGGGAGTAGATATGGCTGATTTAGAGCCTGTTCCTGGCGACCCATCCTATATATCTGAGTTTGCTTACCAAAGGCCGAACATGGAGTACCTTATAGGACTTGCCAGAGGCAGAGGAGTAGATGTTTATATTCCAGAAAGATCGCCATTGGCTAAGTTTCACGGAGAAGGTATACCTTTAGGATTGATGTACCCATCATATCCTCAACGCTACGGATATTTATAATGAGCAATGAACTAAGAGAGGAACACGCCAAGCGCCTCCTCACCGATCCTTTGTTTGTAGAAGCATTTGAAGTATTAGAAAAGAATTTATTAAACTCTTGGAGTTCTTCAGGAGTTAATGAAATAGATGCCAGAGAACAAATCTGGCTGTCATTAAGACTCCTTGAACGGATACGCCTACATCTAACCTCCATTGTGGAAACAGGAGATATGGCGAAGAAGTTTAAGGAATACCACGTTTAGGAGATTATTATGGTGGATACGCAAGCAGCCCCACATTTAACAGGTGAACTACCAAAAACACCCGGTAGTATATCCGAAGCCCAAGATGCACTGCTCGGACTCATGGACTCAATTGAGAAACCGGAAGAGGAAGAGAAAGCATCGCCGTCTGAAGAAGTAACTGAAGACGCTTTAGAGGAAGAATCTGATGAAGTTGAAGAAGAGGTTGAAGAAACCGAAGACGAAACTTTGGAGGATGATGAATCTGAGGAATCCGATGAAGAAGAAGTTGAAGACGACTCGGAAGAGACTACTCTCTATACTGTAACAGTAGACGGAGAGGAACATGAAGTCACGGAAGAAGAACTCGTCAAAGGCTACTCCCGACAAGCGGATTATACAAGGAAAACTCAACAACTTGCAGAATATCGAAAGCAAATAGACCAAGCAGTAGAACAGTACAAAGGTGAAATTGCCCAGACTCAGCAAGCCAGAGAACAGTACGTTAGCGCAGTCGCACAAGCAATTGAAACTAACTATTCACATCTACAGCAATTCCAGAACATTGATTGGGAAAGGCTTAAAACTGAGGATAGAGAAGAATACCTGACTAAGCGAGATGATTATCGTCAAGCCCAAGAGCAGATTCAATCTCTACAGACAGCACAAGGAGAAGCCCAGCATCAAGCAGAAGCCGAAGCTCTAAAAGAGCATCAGCGAATGGTACAGGAAGAGCATCAAAAGATGGTTAGTATTATCCCTCAGTGGGGAGAAGCGGAGACACGGCAGGCAATAGCCAAGACCGTATCCGAATTCGCTCTCACTAAAGGATACACTCAGGAAGAGTTAAATCAACTTGTCGATCACAGGTCAATACTTGTTTTAATGCAGGCTAAAGCATATGAAGATATGCAGAAAAAGCAAACAACTGTCAGGTCTAAGAAGGTAAAGAATAAGCCTAAAGTTGTTCGCAGTAAGGCTAAAGCAGATAAACAAGATAATGATAGCGTTAAACGTAAAAAACAAATGAAACGTCTACAGCAGACAGGAAGGGCAGAAGATGCCGCAAGTCTGTTTGAAGATTTCGTACAACTATAATAATAAAGGAGGCCAATTATGGCTATCGCAACAAATACTAGGACAACCTATAGTGCCATCGGCATCCGGGAAGACCTAAGTAATATCATCTATAATATAAGCCCAATGGAAACACCATTTCTTTCTGGTGCAGGCAAAGGGTCGATTGACAATACGTTATTTGAGTGGCAAACGGATTCATTAGCCGCAGCCGCTGCTAACCAGCAGATAGAAGGAAATGACTCTATGGCCGCGCTGGCAGTTTCAGAGCCAACTCGTCTGACCAATTATGCTCAGATTTCGTATAAAACAGTTCAGAGTTCAGGAACGGCTGAAGCGGTAGATTTTGCTGGTAGGAAATCTACTCAGGCTTACCAACTCGCTAAACGCGCAAAAGAAATTAAGCGTGACATGGAAAAGATGCTGCTA